AATCACTGTTTGCATTTTAGTGAGCCTATGCCGGGGCTCGAATCTATCCCGACTTTCCAGTAGAGTGTCTACTTAGGGGGAAAAGCTTCGAACCTCAAAATAAGGATCGTCGTCTAGCGTCGGGTATGGAATGGTCGTGTTAGGACCAAGGTCTTCAAGAATTTCTTTAAACCGTTTGTTAGTGATAAAATCACTGAAACCAAGGTAGTGGCAAAATGCGAAATCCTTACCTGGTTTAATGTGAACGTCTCCCTCGTAATCAATTCGGTGTCCCGTAAACGAGAAAACCGCAGAGGGGGCAGGGGAATGAGGCTGACCTCGAGGCCGATTTGGATAGTAGGTGTAACCACTGTTCGGCCTGTAATATCTCCATTCTTCGTGGAAAAAGTCGATTGGTAAATGATGAGGCGTAGGTCTTTGAGAGTGGGCTGGAATATGGAGGTACAAAGGAGTACCGGTAACAACCAGCGAGTCACCAGAAGTCATATGACGGACAGCAGCGACGTTCTCTTCATAAGCACGGTAGGAATCGACACGACGAGTAACAGACCCAATAATCTGCGGAGGGGCAGACTCAGTCATATTCGTCTGAACTGGAGATGGCATATAGCGGAGGTGCCATGAGCCAGAGTTGGCGTAGAACATGGGCGCAAAGAAGTCGACCCAGCTCATTGTAAGGTAGTTAGAATAGTCAACGTGATGGTAGGTGGATGTAAGCCTTGATGGAGTATAGGCATTAGCTCGAGATTCATCGGTGTAAGATCGTTTAGTAACTATCGATCGAGCTAGCGGTGCACACTGTCCCTCAACAGTGTCCGCAATGTGAAATCGCACCTTGGCGACTGGAATCAGCCGCGTGATGTAATCAACAAGATCACGCTGACGACACGTAACATTAACAAGCTTCTCGGCGAGAATTGGCATAAAATGCTCGATCAGCTTGTTAGCCAACTTGACGTTTCTTTCTTTTAACATCCCTATCAGTGTTGTCCACTTAATCAATAGTTCTCCGACGGCGGGGGCATCTGGTGTTGCGCAATTCTCGATCATGGTGTTAATCAAATCGTAAAAATTGGGGGATGCATCATACGCCAAGCGTAAATTCTTAAACTTTTCCCGATCGAAACCCTCGTAACACTCTACCGCAGTGAGGATTGCAGATCTTGATAAAGTTATCCATCTCATGACTTTGTCAAACCAATAATCTGAACAAAGAGCATGCACGCGGCCACCAGCGACCAACACTTTGTCGGAAATGTGTCGGGTCGGAACAAGGGTATAAGACCTCTGAACGTAATAAGGAACAGTCTCCATACCAATGAAGCTAGAAACTTCACAATCGTGGTAGGATAAAAAGCCCTGCATAACGACATCAGGGTTAACGCTCATGTTGACAGAGGCGTTAAACACAGAGATAGCCAGTTGAAAATGGCCATCCCATCCGTTATGCATGAAAGCTGGAGGCTGGTCCCATGTGATCTCATTGGAGTCAGAGAGAGTATACTCTTTTATTTCGACCCGAGACGCCTCCCGATTCTCGTTTGGAATACTAGTAAGCGGAAGGACGCCAGTGGGGGAGTACATAAGGCGGACGGTGAATTGGTGGAACTTCGTCTTATTGAATTTTAGCCGAAGTCGAATCCTGCAGTGAGACTCGGCAAAGTTCGACTTAAAAGCAGCCCACGGGCTGAAATATTTATGGCTGCCGGCATGCGGGCTTGTAACGTTGTCGATGACAAGTTTTCCACCCGGCATATTGTCTCGATCGCCAGCATTCATATCAGCGGGAAAATTCAAAATGCGTACGCAAGACGAGTTCGTGCCTTCATCAACAGCAAGAATCTCGAACCCAGTAAATTCTGTTCTACTGAGGTCGATAAGCTTGTAGAAAGACAGGTGCTCTTTGCCAAAAATGTCGGATAACTTATTCTTAGGAGGTGCCTTGACGATCTGGCCTGAAAAATAGTCCATTTGAGGACCCTGATAAGTTTTGATGTCAACGTCCTGTTCAGTGGATCGGCTCTGAACGGAAACAGTATGACTGGAATCCATAGAGTGATCGACACTTGATGTCTCGGGAGTATCAGAGCTGCCACCGTCGGTAGCACCGCCCGTGAGGACAGTCTTACCGACAGAGTAGGCTGAGTGAAGTGTAGCGCCAGCCTGCATAAGAGTGTTAAAAGTCTGGCCAGCTCGGTCTAAATCCCGGAGGAAGTCGGCATCCATGTGGGGCTCGACGGGAGCGCCAGCATCAACACTAGGATCAGGGGGACTCTCATCGTAGGCATGGATTGCAGAAATGATACCTGCAAATTCTGGATCTTCGGGGGCATATTGGTTGTTGCCGACCCGGACAATGCACCTACCCATAAAAGGTTCTCCAACCCTAGGGGGGTCTGCAGTAGCGCTTGAGGCAAGCACAATGCAGTCGGAAGGTAATTGATCACCCATCTCGTAATAATGATTAAGATAGGTACTCTCACCCGGTTCGTGAATTCGGTCTTCAATATCGTTAACGTCCTTCATTCGGCGGGAGAGGGAATAAACTTGCATAACTCCGTTTATCTTCGCCACTCCAGTGGAAGCAATATACGATTCGTCCAAGGGCTTGAGAATAAGTGGGGATGGGTTATAGAGCTTTACATCCTCCCAGTGGGCACGAATGGCTACGTTAGTAACAATGTAGGAGCCATTGCGCTTACCAAGTGTACCAGGGAAAGTCTGCATATAGAGAGTGCCCCAAGGGTGAGCATCTGCCGCTAGGTTGAACAAAGGATGACCAGGAGGTCTGGTGACCTCTAGAGTCGCTGTTCCACCGGCGGCAAAATCAGCCTTGACATGAGGAAGCATGGACACTTTCATGGCAGACGATGTAGTCTGGAAAGCATAATTAGCTGTGCCTCCTGGAACGAAGAAAAACCAGTGCTCCCCATATTGAAGCGGGTCTTGAGCCCACGTGAACGTAAGCACAAGCTTGCCATCAAAATGAGTGTAGCCCTGGCAATGCGTCAGGAATTTATTGAGTGGTTTGCTTGGGAGCGCCATAAGTTTATATCGGGTGTTTTTAGCGGGATCATGAACCTGGCTATTGACTGTCATTACGTATTTTGGGTTTCCGAACACTCCTTCAGGAGTGAAAGACGAGTGAATCGTACTAATGTCCGGCTCAATCTTAGAAGAAGCTCCAGAAGCTGCGTTTGCGTCGAGGATCTCCGAGTACGGCGCGTCGACGACGGTCTTGAAGGTGTCCTCGGTTTGTTGGGTGAGCGTCGAATAGCCGCCCTCCCCGGCCGGGTCCTGTGAACCCGGATTCTTCCCTCGGGACTTGTAGGAGATCTTCTTCTGCAAGGCAGCAGTGCTCCTAGAGCTTCCAGTCTTCTTCGAGTCCACGACATTATTCCCTTTAGAAGTGTTCGATTTGGACTGTGGGTTCTTCCTTGGTTTAGGTTCTACCATAAATTTAAGTATTTGTGCGGTCTATGGACCCACTTGCTCTCCAGCCGGTATTAGGTTCGTCTAATACCCCATTAGACGAGCGAAGCAAAAAGAGTTAAAGCTTCATAATACAATTGAACAGGAAAAAGGTTAGTTAAAAGATTTTTATATGTTTTTGTAGTTTTTATAATGTACAATGATTAGCTACATCGTTACAAGAAAATTCGTAGATAAGTATGAGCTAAAAATGGTTAGTAAATGTGCAACGTTTTAAATTACTTAAAATGGTTCAAAAGCAGGTATAACAGTAGCAGCAGAATATAAGTCGCGAAGTAATGAGCCGTGCTCCGACTCTAATAAGGCGTTCTCAAACCGCTTTATAGCCTCCTCAGAAGTTTCCAAGGGGCAAGCGAGGAAAGGAATTCCTTTAATTGCATCAGATCGAACTTCTCTGCCATTCCAGGCTTTGAAGAAATCACGGTAGGCTTCAACAGCCCACTCGTTTGTGTACACAGTGGGATCGGTGTCTTCATTAACTTGCTCGCGCAAGTAGGACTTCATCTCACTGGGAAGTTGACCGTGGTCAATGCGCCATAAGACGTCACTAGCTTTTCTTGGAAGCTCGTTCCGCGCATGACCAAAATTTGAATCGGTCTCGTATTTGCCATAAAGGCCTTGTCTACATAAAGCGTCGATAAGTCTATTTCGTAAATTCTGAAAGTATTCGTCACCCCAAAGGGCAGCTTCACAAAGGGCGGCCACACAGTTGTCAAATGTGGCTTTGCCTAGATAATTGCCAATGGCGACAAAATTAGGCATGTTCTCAATACTCTCCTTTGCGAGAGCCATACGTATAATTCCGGTTGATTTGAACAAGACAAAGTGTCTCTTGAGGAAAGTAACCTCTCCCAAATGACGAGAAAGAGGAATATCGTCCGTGCTTTCAACCTTCGTCTCGAGTGTGTATTCGTAGCCAAGGTCTGGCATAGTGTCTATTAGGGTTTTCTGATTAAACCACGGTAAAATTGAG